CAAGACACCGATGAGCGCAACTGAAGTTGCGGAACGCATGGCCGACCTGTCTAGACAAATTGGCAGTGCGTTTGGACGGCTGCAGGCAGAGTTGATTCAGCCTCTTTTGCAGCGCGTTATTTACATCCTCAAAAAACGCGGCCTGATCGAAGTCCCGCAAATCAATGGACGGGACATTAGGATTGCTGCTACATCACCTCTTGCGCGTTCGCAAAAGCTGCAAGACGTGACAACAGTTGATCGTTTTATTGAGTTGATTGGTGCGCGATTTGGGCCGCAAGCTCTGTCCCTAACGGTTAAACCAGAGCAAGCAGCGGCCTTTATGGCAGAACGTTTGGGCGTTCCCCCAGAAATCTTGCGCACAGAGGTAGAGCGTCAGCAGTTGCTCAAGTATTTGCAGCAAGCGGCAAGCAGTATGCAGCAACAGCAAATGCAGGCACCAGATGCAGCACCGGGACAATAACAGCACGTTATCCGTTGACGGCGTACTCCGAAGTGGTCAAAAAGAAAAAGATTTAAACTCTTTGTTTGCTGCAGTATTTGCTGGAGATAACGGAGAAAAGGCTCTAGCGTATATTCGTAGCGTTTCAATCGACCAAGTGTCTGGGCCTGAAATTAGTCCAGATAAGCTAATGCACTTGGAGGGTATGCGGTATCTGGCCGCAATTATTCAAAACCGCGTCAAGAAAGGCCGTGAGCATGAGTGATGAAACAGCAAACACCGGAAGTGAGGGGGCAAACTTTTCTGCTGAGCCCTCTGGAGCAGAGCGACCGGAAAACGTACCAGAAAAATTTTGGGACTCAGAAAATGCTCAAGTTGACACAGAACGGCTTTTGCAATCTTACAAAGAGCTTGAAAGCTATAACGGTAAACGCATGGAAGAGCTTCGTGCCTCTGTGGCTGAAGAATACGTGCAAACGCGGATGGCGGATCGTCCGGCCAGCAAGGATGATTACGCTCTGCCTAGTGATGGTCCCGTTGGAGATGCTGTGGCAAATGTTGACAGCGATGACCCGCTTCTTGGTTGGTGGCGCGAAACGGCTTTTGAAGCAGGTCTTAGCCAAGATCAGTTCAATGCGGGGCTAACGGCATACGTTAATCGCCGCATGTCTGAGATGCCTAATCCCGTTGAGGAGATGGCTAATCTAGGCGAGAACGCGCGTGTTCGTGTAGATGCGGTAGAAGTCTGGTCCCGTCAAAATCTACCTGCTGAGTTGTTCCCAATGGTTGCGCAGATGTGTTCTACGGCACATGGGGTGCAGGTTATGGAGCATCTTATCAATCGAACAACGCCGGTTAATATGGCGGCTGTCACAGGGTCTGTTGCCGAACAGGCACCAACCCGTCAGGACATTCGAGACATGATGAACGACCCGCGATACTGGGACCCCAACGAAAGAGACCAGTATGTAAAGCAAGTAGAAAAGCTGGTAAACCGGGTTCGTTAGAGTTTCTCCCTGCCTTACGCTCTCAATGTGCGTTGCGCGGCCCAGTGCCGCGCTCTTTTTTTAACGTGGCCCCATAACGAAATCTGCTTGGCCCTCGGATAACTAAGCAGCGCGTACTGGGATAACCGGCTGACACCAACTTTTAACTGTGAGGACGACATGGCACTCGACATTTCCGATGCCTTTATCACGCAGTTCGAGTCGGAAGTGCATGTTGCTTATCAGCGTATGGGCTCTAAGCTCCGTCCGCTGGGTCGCAACATCACTGGCGTCACCGGCTCGACTGCTCGGTTCCAGAAGGTAGGAACCGGCACGGCTGTCACCAAAGCGCGCAATGCTGAAGTGGCGGCGATGAACCTGACGCACAGCTCGGTGGATGTTACGCTGACTGACTACTATGCAGCGGACTACATTGACCGTCTGGACGAACTGAAGACCAACATCGATGAGCGGCAGGTTGTTGCGCTCAACGCTGCTGCTGCTTTGGGTCGTAAGACCGACGAACTTATCACGGATGCGCTCGACGGAACGTCGAACACGACCGTTCATGGTTCGACGGGCATTAACACCACGAAAATCTTCACGGTGTTTGAAAACATGGGCGAGAACGACGTTCCCGATGACGGTCAGCGTTATTGGGTTGTTGCGCCTGACCAGTGGACCGAACTTCTGGGCATTTCTGCTTTTGCTGACGCGGACTTCATTGGCTCCGACGACCTCCCGTACAAGGGCGGTATGACGGCCAAGCGTTGGCTGGGCTATGTTTGGATGGTTCACTCCGGTCTGCCTACGGATGGCTCCGGCAACCGCAAGACCTTCTGCTGGCACAAGTCTGGCGTTGGTATTGCGACCGGTGCTGACATCTCGACCGAGGTGAACTACGTCCCGGAAAAAGTGTCTAACCTTGTTACTTCGATGCTCTCGCAGGGTGCCGTCCTGATTGACGACAACTCTGTGTTCGAAGTGCAGTGCAGCGAATAAGGAGGCTTACTGATGGCTCTTTCTGCTAGTGATCTGCACAAGGTTGGCGGTGGCAATAAGCAGCTCTTTCTTTACGAATCGGCTGATGCGGTTGCCACTATTGCCGGTTCTGGTTACTTCAACGATGTAACCAACCAGCTTAACCAGGATGATGTAATCATCGCGGTTGGCTCCACCGGCGGTACGCGCACGGTTGACGTTCTCGTTGTTACGAGCGCCAGCGGTGCTGCGACCGTTACCACCACCAACGGTACGTAAGTAGGAGAGGGAGGGGTTAGCGCCCCTCCCTTGACCCTTTGGCAACACCGACAGCTTCTACATCAAGCATTGATATTTGCGCCCGTGCGTTAGTTCTCGTTGGCGCAAACCCTATTACGTCTTTTGAAGACGGAACTACGGAAGCAACTATCACATCGAACCTTTACGAAGACGTTGTGAGAGCTGATCTTTCGTCTTATCGGTGGCGCTTTGCCACAAAGCAAGCGGTTCTTAATCGTTTGGCTGACGCACCAACATCCCGTTGGGATGCGGCTTATCAGCTTCCAAGCGATGTTTTGACCGTAAATGCTGTAACCGTTGCGGACAAAGCGATTGATTATGACATTTACGGAGATGACGTATACGCCAATGCGGGCGTAGATGAGTCACTTGTAATTGACTACGTATATCGTCCAGATGAGTCTGAGTGGCCTCCGCATTTTGTGCTGATGGTGCAGTATCATATGGCAAGCATCCTTGCTGGCTCTTTGGCTCGTGATAGTGGGCTTGCTAAGTTGATGGCAGACCAGCATCAGGTGCAAAATATTCGCGCGAGAAGCATTGACTCTCAGCAGCAAACAACTCGTCGTTTGACGGTTAATCGTTTTCTTGAAGGTTCTGGTCGTCGCTCAACGCGTGGCTCTAGGCGCGAGAGATAATGCCGACTTACCGTGTTAATCAAACAAACTTTCAAGCAGGTGAACTAGACCCCAACTTTCATGCGCGCTCTGACTTGCAAGCGTATGATGAAGGCGGGAAGCAAGTTCGCAATTTTTATTTGATGCTTACAGGCGGTGTAATGCGCCGCCCCGGCACAACTTACCTTAACGACTTAGGCGCTCAATCTAGGCTGCAAGGCTTCGCTTTTTCTGGCGACCAGCGTTATCTTATTGCGTTTCAAAGCGGTGGGGCAAAAGTATACAGTACAGCGGGGGTTTTGCTGACAACGCTGACTGGAGCGCCGTGGGGCGTTGATGACATCTACGAGCTAAACGTTGCCTCTGCTGGCGATATTATTATTGTTTGTCACCCTGACTACAAAACACAGCAAATTACACGAACAGGCGCGTCAACCTTTACTCTTGCTGATTTTGAGTTTGACGGTGATAGCACCACTGGTGGTGTTCGCCATGTTCGCCCATTTTTTAAATATGCAGACACAGACGTAACTTTGCAGCCGTCAAGTACTGCTGGGTCTATTACCCTTACTGCAAGTGCCGCCGTTTGGGAATCGGATCACGTAGGTACTATCGTTGAGTTTACAGATGAAGACGACACGTCGGTTCTTATTGAAATTACGGGGTACACATCTAGCACCGTTGTAAGCGGTAATATTTTGTACGGAGAAGCCGTAAAGCACACTGTTGCGGAGTCTACATGGCGAGAGCAGCTTTATTCAGATGTTCGTGGGTGGCCTGCAGCGGTCACATTTCACGATAATAGACTGTGGTTTGGCGGCAATTCACAGCGTCCGGGTGGATTGGTTAGCTCTGTTTCTGGGTCATTTTTCAACTTTGACATTGGCACGGGCGAGGATGACGAAGCTGTTGATGTCAGCATTGCTTCAAGTAGCGTTAATGAGATTCGCCACCTAGTCTCAACACAGCGGCTTGAAATCCTAACTGACACAGGCGAATTCTTCATTTCTGACAGCGATGTTAGGGCAATCACTCCATCTAATGTGTCCGTTCGTCGTCAAACAACCTTTGGATGCACCAGAACCCCTCCAACTTTTTTTGAGGGCCAAACTATATTTGTCCAAAGGTCTGGGCAAAACATGCGGTCGTATGCGTTTGATTTTGTTCGAGATACTTACGTGTCTGATCTGTTGAGTCTTACGGCTTCGCATTTGTTTGATGTTCCAAAACAAATTGCTGGAACTTTCGGCACAGACACTCGGCCGGAACAGTTTCTTTTGTTTGTAAACTCAGACGGCACACTTGTTCACATGCACTCGATTCGCGAGCAAAAGGTGCGAGGCTTTGCGCTTTGGTCTACTCGCTCGGGCGACACGTTTGAAAGCGCCGCCGGTGTTGGTGAAGATTTATTTGTTGCTGTTAAACGGACAATTGATGGGTCGACCGTTCATTGTCTTGAGAGTCTTGCAGACGACGATAGTGTTACGCTCGATAGTTCTGTTGTTGGCACAATGTCTCAGTACGGGACGCCGCTTGTTAACGGTGGCTCACAAACAGGAAGCTCGCTTGTTATCGACGGATTGACAAGCACGCCCTTTGACGGCGATCAGTTTACTATTAGCGGTGTTACGGGCACGTACACAGTCACTAACGTAGACTATTCGGCTGGTAGCGCGACTTTGACGCTATCTTCTGATCTTAACAGCTCTCCGGCAGACAACGCGGCGATAACCTTTACCACAAGCCGTCTTTATACTGGGTTTACCCATTTAGCTAATGAGACAGTCCATGTTGTTGCGGGTAATTTGTATCTAGGCACTGAGACTGTTTCTGCAGGCGGAACGATAGAAATTGATTATTCGGGCGTAGATGATGTCAGAGCAGGCTACACATACACACCTGTTTTGGAAACAATGCCGGTAACACCTCAAACTGACCGTGGGCCGCTTAATGGCTCGTTCCGCAGGATTACTCGCTGCATTGTCGATATTAGCGGGGCGTACGATATTAAAGTTGCTGGCAACCAACTTGCTGTTCGCCAAGTAACAGATGATATGAGCCAGGAATTACAGGCGCAAACAGGGCATTACGAGTTTCCTATTCTTGGGTATTCTAGAGAACCTACGATCACATTGACACAAACCGATCCATTGCCCTTGCGTGTTTTGGGTATGGTTGTTGAAATGAGGGCTTACTAATGTGTGAACCCGTTACCGCAACCGCTGCTGCAACAAGTATTGCTGCAGGAACGACTGCTGCAGCCGCTGCTCCTGTAGCAGCAGGAACTCTTGCCGCCGCAGGGCCGGGGATGTTTGCGGCCACTGCTGCTTCTGCAGTTCCGGGTGCTATTGGTTTTGCGCCGCTTGGGGCTTCTTTTGCCTCTTTTGCCCCGTCAGCTTCCCTTTTTAGCAGTATTGGAGCCATCGGTTCATCATTAAGCGGGGCATTGCCATACATTTCTCCGCTAGCAAGTGCTGCGAGTGCGTTTACTTCTTTTGGTAGCATGTCGGACATGGAAGCGATGGGGAGGTTAAACTCTCAAATTTCCATGATTAACATGAATCAGCAACTAATAGAGGCTTCGCAACGAGAACTTGAGCGGCGAGAGAGAGCGCAAGCAAATCTTGCTGCAATAATGTCTGGGGGAACTCAAGGGCAGTCAATGGTTGCTTTGGCTAATAAAAAACTTGAAGACGCCAAATTATCAAAAGGTCTTTTTGAAACGCAAATTGGTCAAATTGGAGTAGTGGGTCGAGCAGACACTGCTAACATTGACTTCAAAACTGCGCAGCAACTCTCAAGTGCGCGCAGTGAAGGCTTTACGGCTCTTGGGAAAGCGACGGGTCAAGCATTAACGGCCCTTAACGCTTAGAGGTAAAAATGGTTAATCTTGCGGATATTGCTAGTTTTGCAAAAGGCGCTGCACCCTATGCAGAGGCAGAGCTTCGACGACGCGAAGCAGAAGAGGCAAAACTAGAAACGCTAAACAAACAAAAAAAAGAAAGGGAGATGGACCAAGCAGAGCGCATCCGCGTTTTGCGGGCGCAAGAAGCGTTTAATGCAGAGCTTGATAGTTTGAATAGCCTTGCAGACGAAAATGAGTATGCGCCAGAAATTTACAATCAGAAACTTCAGGAGCTTCGGGAAAAGCACTCTGGGATTTCTGGGGTCAGTGAACTTCGAGCAACAACTTTTCAGACGAACATTTCTGATGTTGTTCGGAAGTCACAGAATTTGTATGAAAATAAAGCAGATAAAACTGCACGAGCATATGCAGATGCAAAGCTGTCCCTTGATTGGGCAAATCAAGTCAATGGAATACTTGATGATGCGGCACAGAACGGCTACGCCAAATCACCGCAAGAACTAGAAGAGCTAGTGGCGGAAGCCCTAAGCGGTGCGCTGGAGTCCATTGAAGATGGCAGCAAAGAAGGCGAAATAAGGGCTCTTAAATTCAGAGCATCTGCTGCCCGTAATTACGGGACGGCAATTCGTTCCTATACAACAGAACGAAACAAAATAATCAAAAACGAGCGGCTTTCTAAGTTGAGCCAGATTTCTGATGTGTCTTTGGCTAACGCTGCAAACGTTTTGAGGGCTGCCCAAGAAGACCCCGGTCTTAAAGCAGCCGAGATTGCGGAACAGCTTAGTGCCTCTATCGACGTTGACGGTATCAGGGAGTTTGCTGAGGCGCTAGATGTGCCTTTTGAGAAATATTACCCCGTTAGTACGCAGAACGCCCATGTTGCCACAATTTTGAGTGCATATTTTAGGGAGAAGTATCCCAATCAGTCTACTGATACAGATACGTTTGATGTGTTTGTGAATGAGATTCGCAAGACAAGCCCAGAAAAAATGTCAACGTTGCTAAACAATGTTTTGGGCAAGGACACTGGGGGTCAGATTACAAGCTCGCCTGGACGACTTAATTCAATTTTGGTGAACGTTAAAGCGAACGTCGAAAGTTTCCGCCCCACGACAAGACTGCGGAGAGCGGCTTGGGCAGACGCCGAAAACACATCAAAAGTTTTTGTTGAGGGCGCGGTTAGGGACTTAAAAACCGAAACTCTTAGCAACATAGAAGCCAGTTCACAGGCAGGGCAATTGATTGCTCGCTTGGCAAATCCCCTTTCTTCTCCAGAAGACTTTGATTTTTTTGTTGAACGGGATCAGTTTGATTTGCTTGCTGAGTGGGATCAGACAGGTCTTGCTGGGAACAGCACAGAGTTTGATGATGTCAATATGCCAAACGTGGCATATAGGGACCGTCGCAACAAACTTTTTAACGCCGTTGCTGAACGCAGGGAAATTGTTAGAAGTGTTTTAAACGGAACTGCGGACTGGGACGGGTACAGCGAAGACAAGTATGACAACGTTTCTTTGATGCGAGACGCGTTGCGTTATAAGCTTGGGCCAGAAAAAGCAGAAGCCTTGGCCGATCCAAGTTATTTTAACAACGTCACCAGTGGTTCGTTTGAGGTGTTCGAGCTGAACACAATCATGTCGAACCACAAGTTTTTGCCACCGAGTTTGTTTGAGTGGATTGATCAATATAAGTATGACTTGGAACAAGGACGGCTGGGTGATGAAAGCACTGGTGAAGTGCGGGCCAGCCCAGCCGAAGTGCGCACTCGACGCCCAACAGTCATTAAGAATTTGCAAAAACTTCAGAGCAACCCTGACTTCATGAAGTTGCCCAACAGTCAGAGAGAAGAGCTTGCAAGCGCGCTTAAAGAACTAGGAAAGCTTGGTAAGTAATGGC